GCTCAAGATGGCCTTTAAGGCCCCGACATTCCGAGGATAATAGATGGCCCTACTACACTATAAGTGGTCAAGAACAGCGGCTTCCAACGCTACCGCTGACGCGGCTATTAATTTCCAAGAAGGTCAGGCGCCATCCAGCGTCAACGATGCCGCTCGTGCCCTGATGGCGTCTGCGGCAGGCTTCCGGGATGATATTTCCGGCGCGATTGCCACGGGCGGGACATCAACGGCATACACCGTCACCAGCTACCAGGTGTTTGACTCGCTCGCCAACATGAGCGGCCACATGCTGGCCTTCGTTCCTCACACGACCAGCGGGGCGACACCGACCCTTAACGTTGACGGTCTTGGCGCCAAGGCGCTGCGTCAATTCCCTTCTGTCGATCTTCCGGCCGGCGTCCTCATACAAGGAACGCCCTATGTCGCCACCTACAACAACTCAGACTCGGCTTGGTATCTGCAGAACTCGTTCGTAAACCCATATCAGGTGCCGGTCGGCGGCATGATGGATTTCATTGGTACGACGGCGCCCAATAGCGCATTTGTGCTGCCCTATGGGCAGGCGATCAGCCGCACGACCTATTCTGTCCTGTTCGCAATGGTATCCACGACCTTTGGCGTCGGCGATGGATCTACTACTTTCAACGTTCCAGATCTTCGCGGGCGAGTGGTTGCTGGCAAGGACGATATGGGCGGCTCAAGTGCCAATCGCCTGACCGACGCGGATGACGGGCTAAACGGCGACACGTTGGGAGATACTGGCGGTAGCGAGACGCAAACGCTCGTGACAGCCAACCTCCCAGCATATACGCCGGCCGGTTCCGTTTCCACGTCTGTAACGGTAACTGCCGGCGTTAACACTGGCGGCGGCGCCAGCGGCACTCCTCCCAGGACGCTGGCCCCCATTAATGAGGGCAATCAGGGCAATTCGTCTGCCGCTGCGACCGCCACTGGCTCATCTACCTTCACCGGCACCGCACAGGGCGGCACGTCAACGGCCTTTGGCGTTATCCAGCCGACTATCATCCTCAATAAAATCCTGCGGGTGATCTAACCCGCCGCAGATAATCAGGCCGCTCGCGATCAACACGACCGCCAGCACCACAAATCCAAGGGGCCAGTTCTTCTTGAACTCGGTCGCCTTGTCGAAGTCAATCGGGTCCATTGTGCGGACCCTATAACACACTCAAAAATTGATTCAACCTCAGGTAAGACGCAATGGCGAAGTGGCCACAGGATAATACTGCCGTCAAAAAGGGACTGGCCGGAACCGCGGCCACAATCACATTGGCCTTGGCGCTCGTTAAGCCGTGGGAGGGCCTTTGGCTCGTTGCCAAGGTGGACAAGATCGGCACTAGCCGCCCCGTGACGGCCTGCTATGGCGAGACAAAGGGGGTCACGCTTGGGCAGCGCTTCACCAGGGAGCAGTGTGACGAGATGCTGGCGAAGCGTCTCCCGCAATATGCCAACGCGATTGCTCCATGCATCCACGTCAAGATTTCGGACAAGACACGCGCCGCGCTTGTTTCCTTTGCCTACAACGTCGGCCCCGCCGCGGCGTGTGGCTCAACTGCATTCAAGCGGTTGAATGCTGGGGATACCCGCGGTGCCTGTGATGCCCTGATGAACTGGACAAGGGCTCAAGGGAAATTCGTCCAGGGGCTTGCCAACCGCCGCGCTGCAGAACGTCGCCTCTGCATCGAAGGCATCAACGAGGGGCGATAAGGGATAACACAATGACTGGTGAACAAATCTGGGGCGTTGTCCGCACCGTTCTCGCGGCGGTCGGCGGCTACTTTGCTACTAAGGGCGTGGTTGATGGTGCCTTTGTGGATGCCGTCATTGGCGGCCTCGGCACGATCTTCGTTGCTGTCTGGTCCTTCCTTTCCAAGAAGCCGGCTGCGTGACCGCTTCCACCATTCTCTCGATTATCTCTGCAGTCTTCACGGTCGCCAAATGGCTGATCGGCTACGCCGAAAAGCAGAAATGGATGGCCGCGGGGGCTGCGGAGGCAGCTTTGAAAGGGCTTCAGGAAGCCGATGCCGCCATTGCGACTGCCAATAAGGCCCGCGCTGATATGCGCGATACTCTCACCCGTAACCCTGACAGCTTGCGCGACGACGATTCCTTCCGTCGTCCCGACTGACAAGGTGGCCTGCGCCAGCTTCGTTCCTCTGTACTGGTCGAAGAGCGATACGGACAAGACGATTGCTCAGGCGAAAGAGCATAACGCGGCAGGCAAGGCGATTTGCGGCTGGGGCACTCCAAAGCCCGCACCGGCCAAGTCATCCGGCACCACATTCAAAGACCGCTGGTTTGAAGGCGTTCGTGTTGCTGCGACGGTCTTCCGATGACCAACGAGGAAGTTGAGGCCATCGTCGCCAAAGCCGTCACTGAAACGCTCGTAAAGCTCGGCATCGAAACGGGCGACTACAAGGAAATGCAAGCCGACTTCACCCACCTTCGCAGATGGAGAAAGAGCGTGGAGCAGGCGCAATCGTACACATTCAAGGCGGTGGTTACCACGATAGCAGCCGGAGTGATGGGCGCTATCTGGCTCGGCTTCCAGGCGATGTTGCACAAATAGGGGCGCAGATGGTCAATCTCGTTGCAATGATCTTTCTGATGGTCAACGGCGCTCCTTCGGAGAAGCCGATTAATCAGTACATTTACAACGAGACGTTCGAAAGCGTCGAAGCCTGTTTGGCTTTTGCCAAGACGGAAGATGGCATGGCCATAAGCCACAGCCTCAATGAATACGTGATGGCGCAGCGAGGAACGATAATGGGGCGGATTGGCTGTGTAGAGGCTAAGGACAACACAATATGACCGCCGAAGACAGGATGGAACGGGCGGCGCGGTGGATCATGATCGGCTCCGTGGTGTTCGTGGCCCTCATGTTCGCTGTAGTGGCGGCCTTTGCTCATGATCACAACCGGCCCGGTCTTGATGACTGGTACGGCGGTCTGCAAAGCCAGTACGGGACATGCTGCGGCGGCCCGGCTATTGACGCTACCACGCTAGACGGCACCGATTGGGACACCAAGGATGGTCATTATCGCGTCCGCCTGGAAGGCGAGTGGGTTATCGTTCCAGACGGCGCGGTCCTGAACCAACCGAACAAGGACGGCCGGACGCTGATTTGGGCCACCAAGGGCTATGGTGGCATTTGGACGGTTCGCTGCTTCATGCCTGGGATGCAAATGTGATGCAGCATTGTCATCTCGGCGCTTCGCGTCACGTTATCAAGCGCCATGATCCCAAACTGCACGTTATCGCCGTAGTCTTCAATCCGCTCCGCTTTCAGTCCCGTTACAACCTGTTCAAGGACTTCGCCAAGCACGCCAGCCAGAACACGGACGATGTAGAGCTTTGGGTGGCTGAACTGGCCCTTGGCAATCGGCCCTTCGAGGTGACGGAAGCCTGCAACCCAAGGCACATGCAATTCCGCACCAGTCACGAGCTGTGGCACAAGGAGCGGCTAATCAATATGGCGGTCTCCCGGCTGCCGTCCGATTGGGAATATGTTGCATGGATCGACGCTGACGTGACGTTCCTCAATCACGATTGGGCGCACGAGGCCATCCAGCAATTGCAGCACTATCAGATCGTGCAGCTATTCACCCACGCAATGGACGTGGGGCCGTCTGGTGAACCTATCGAGCAGTTCGAAGGGTTTGCACATTCTCACGTTCTGCGGCGTCCGTTCCGCAAGATGAACTCGAAGAAGGACGCTTATGGTGGGAAATACTGGCATCCCGGCTACGGCTGGGCCTACCGGCGTAGCGCATGGAACACGCTCGGCGGCCTTCTTGATATCAACATTGTCGGCGGCGGCGACCATCAGATGGCCTATGGCCTGATCGGGCGCGTTGACGAGACAATACCACAAGGAAGCACGCACCACTACTCGCGATCGGTGAAGACGTGGGCGAGGAATGCAAGTCTTTTGCGGCGGGACATCGGCGCGGTGCCGGGGACTGTCGTGCATCATTATCACGGCCCGAAGGTGAACCGGGGTTATCACAACCGCTGGCGCATTCTGACGGAAAACAAGTTTGATCCTTTGACGGACCTGAAGAATGACTGGCAGGGCGCTTTGACCTTGGCCGGCAACAAGATCCAGTTGCGTGATGATTTGCGGGCGTATTTCCGCCAGCGCAATGAGGATGCAATCTAATGCTAAAGGATCATGAATGGTCGCGCCTAGCACGACGGACGAGGAGTTCATCGCCTTATTTGACGCAATAGGAGCAACAAAGACATCTAAACTACTCGGGATCACGGAGCGCAACGTTTACGCCCGTCGCAAGAATCTGGAGATAAAATTCGGCCCGATCTCAGCCCCGAACAGGCCCCGCCCAAGCGTTCCGGGCCGGCTTCCTCTGGAGTTAAAGAACGGCACAGTTCTGGTTGGTAGTGATTTTCATATTTGGCCCGGCGAGGAATCGACCTGCCTGCGGGCGTTTAAAAAGTTCGTTAGCGACATTAAACCGAACGTTGTCATTCTCAACGGCGACGTGATGGACTTCCCGAGGATCAGTCGGCATCCCCAGAATTGGGAGAAGGCGCCAGATCCACAGGAAGAGATCGAAGCTGCGCAAGATCACCTGAACGATATCGATCAGGCCGGCAAGCGTGGTACCCGCAAGATATGGACGCTTGGAAACCATGACGCGAGGTGGGAACAGACGTTCGCCAACCTAACCCCGCAAATGAGGGGCGTGAAGGGCGTGCATTTGGCGGACCATTTTCCACTGTGGGAAAAGGCAATGTCTTGTTTTGTCAACGAGGGCGTAGAGGGTGGCGCCACAATGATAAAACATCGTTGGAAATCGGGGCAGGGTGCCACCCGAGCGAATACGCTTAACGCAGGCGTTTCTATGGTAACGGGGCACTTACATTCGCAAAATGTCCGACCTCTTTCTGATTATCGTGCTTTTGATCGTTATGGCGTTGACACTGGTTGTGTGGCTGACAAAGAACACCGTGCTTTTACGTACACAGAGGACTCGGCGCTTGATTGGCGCTCTGGCTTCGCGCTCCTCACGTACAAAGACGGGCGGCTGATGTTTCCCGAGCTGGTCACAAAGTGGTCGGATAACGCCGTGCAGTTTCGCGGGCAGGTGATACGGGTATGAAGGGCTTCGTTCAAATATTTGACGGGGAATGGTACGAAGCTGCATGGGTCGGGCAACGCGATATGTGTTGCAGCTGCGGGCTCGTTCACATCACTGACTACAAGGTCGAGAACGGAAAGCTTATGTTTCGCGCTCGGCAAAGCCAACGGGCGACGAAAGAAGCGCGGAAGAAATTCAAATTCGAGAAAGAGTAATGGAGCGCGAACGCATTTTCCATTATGCTCGGAACGACAAACTTCTTGATTGGGTGTCACTTGGCTGGATCGTCGCAAAACCAAACTGCGAAATGCACCACGACTTCTATAATGTCACCGTTGAGTGGCTTTGCCAGTGTCCAATCGTCAGACCCAAAGACCGCTAGGTTCTTCCGCATCACGTTCCCGGAGAAGGGCAAACCAATGCTGAACATCGGACCCGGCGATCACACAGTACAGCGCTGGCATCTGTCGATGGAAGAAATCCGCGGGCTTGTTCTGGACTGCCTGCCGGAGCTTCTGAACCGCTAAAAGTTTGGGGCGCTGAGGGAATACGCGCGCGAATACCTCAGATGTTAAGGCAGCCGGAATAAGCACAAAACCGGACGCCCCATTAGAACCACTGACCAACCAAGGCTCGCTTCGGCGGGCCTTTTTCTTTGGGAGCAAGCATGAATCTCGGACGAATGGGCAAGGGCCTTGGAAAGCTCGGCGCCTCTGTAAAGGCAGGTACGGGGGGCGGAGCGCCTCCAAGCACTGCCGGTGAACCAATCGGACTCCTCCTGGCTCTAACTAAGGCATCCTAAAATGGCAGACACGGCTGTTGCGATCACTGCGGGATCGGGCACGAATATTGATACCAGAACGGAAGGCACCAACGGCAACCATCGTCAGGTCATCGTTGTAGGCGATCCGGCAACCAACGCGGGCGTCGCTCCCGTAGATGCGACGACGGGCCTCGTCGTCAACATCGCGCCTGGAGTTGACAAGGGCTCTGGTACGGGCGGATCGCTGACCCAGCGCGTTATTATCGACAGCTCGCAGCTTTCATCGGTCGGCCAAACCACGATGTCGGCTTCCCAGCCCGTCGTCATGGCCTCCGATTTCGTCGGAACCTCAGGCTACATGAAGAAGGAAGACGTTGCCTCGGCGGATGGTGATGCTGGCGTTGGTATGCTTGCTGTTCGTAAGGCCACCCCGGCTAACACGTCCGGCGCTGACGGCGACTACGAATTCCTTCAGATGTCGGCGGGTCGCGTTTGGACATCGACGGTGGTTGATACCGCGCTCCCTGCCGGCACGAACGCAATCGGCAAGCTGGCAGCCAACAGCGGCGTTGATATCGGTGACGTTGATGTTACCTCCATTTCGGCCGGCGAAAACCACCTCGGCGAGGTCGGCGGCAAATCAGCCTATCGCGTCATCACCATGAGCACGGATACTGGCGCTTATGCCTCTGGCGAATTGATCGCAGATACCCAGCAATACGATGCCTTCTTCCGAAAGGCGGACGGCACAGGCGTTATCAACACCATCACCGTCACTGAGAAGGACGCCCAGGGCGCTGCCTTCTACATCATCTTCCATCGTACCTCTACTTCAATGGGGACGGAGAACAGCGCGCCAAACATCTCGGATGCGAACCTGGTTGCCGGCATTCAGCATATCGTGGCAGTGGCGACAACTGACTTTGTGACCGTCAGCGGAACGAAGATTGCCACGCTGAAGAATCTCGGTCTCCCCGTCATGGCCGTTTCAGGCACGGACGATCTCTACATCTCGATCCTGAATTCAACTGGAACGCCGACCTATGCCAGCGGCGAAATCCAGCTCGGCATCGGCGTTCTGTTGGATTGATACCATGCCAGTGATTGGAATCGGTACTGGACGTTCGTTGCTCTATACGCCTCCGGTTGCTGGCGGTGCTCTTGGCCTTCAGACCAACCTGACTGCCTTTTGGTCACTTGAGAATACGTCATGGACCGACGACACAGGCAACGGCACGACGCTGACAGGTAC